TTGACAAGTTTCAAATTCATCAAATACTTCATATAGCGTTTTCATTAAAATTCCTCAATAACATCAATTAAACTTCTTAGTTTGTTTGCAATTAGATAATCAAAGATTTTACCTTTGGATGCTGGTTTAGTTTCTTCATAATTATTTATGATTTTCTCTTTGATATCACCTGGTATGTTTCTTAGGTCAATAAGTGTCTGGTTACGAGAAAAACCAATTCTAGCATTTTCATCTTCCCATTCACCATAATCTTTTTCCATCAATTTGTCAAATTTACTTTTGTTGATTGGTGTTTGACGAATATCACGCACGAAACAATCTGACACTGACAGTACATTCGGTATACCATCACCTTTATCGCCACGAATGATTTTTTCTTTCAGTTCAGCTACTGGATTTTCCGAAATGATGAATTTCTTTTGTGCAGGATTGTATTGCTTGACAGTAAACTCACTTCTACCATTATACATCTGTAATTGTAGAAAATCACCGTCACTGGAGATAATTAGGATGTTTTCATGCATGATATGGCGAGGTACAAGTGTACCAATGATATCATCCGCTTCTGCTCCCTCAACATCAACCACTTTATATGGAAAGTTGTCTCGGAGTTCTTGTTTGAATTTAGAAAGCATATCGAAAATCATGTGCCAATCAAGGTCTGATTTTTCTCTTGTTTTTTTGCGGCCGGCCTTGTAGAAGGGAAAGAATTCCTTGCGCCAGTACTTGCGGTTGTCACTACAGAGTACAACCTCACCATATTCTTTGCGGAATGTCTTTAGATGCGTCCTGATGATGTTCAGGATCATATGTCTGATAAGACCTTCTTCCAACTTAACACCTTTTTGACTGGCAATTTGTGCCATCAATCCAGACAATAATACCTGGTTAAGGTCAACGAGAATCATAATAAACTTTCTGCTTCAAAAATTGTATTTTACACCATACTCTTGATCTTGTCAAGCGCATCTGATATAAAAGAATTGGATGTAGTTGTTTTCTTGGCAACTATTCCAAACCAACCTTGTGGTATTAATGTTGAGATATACTCTCTTGGATCACTCAGAACAGCATCAAATGCATCCAGGTTTTCCAATGTATCGGTTTCTTCGTTGCAGGTAAACAACAAAACATGCCAACTTGGCCCAATAGGGCTAACATCTACTGGTGTTCCTGGATTTTTGTACATATTTGATTGGATGTGTATGTCCACATTCGGGTGAGGCATAAAAAACAAAGTATCATATTCCTCAATATCTTTCAAGTACTCTAACATTGCAAACCTTTAATGTGGGACTTTCTTACTCTTACCATAATCCAAGAATTGTAATAGTCATCTGTTTCCAGAGCACCACTCACAAATTGTTCTTTGGCCTCAAGATAACCACATTCACCTTTGCTTTTGCATAGATGTATGATTTCTCGGTTAAACAATTCTTGTCCATGCATTATAACATCTTTTTTCAATTCCTCATTACTACCATAGTAAGTTTGCCAGTCGGAAGAAACTTTAAATTTCTTTTTCTTGCCTTTTACTTGTTTTGTTTTTGAAGAATAGAAGAATTTTTTACCAATGTATTTTTTATTTGTTACATTGTTTGTTATGAGATACACAAATCCATAATTGTCGCCAATTAAATCTTCTGTAAAATCTTTATCTTTATATGTCCAGTTTATTCCCATTTGTCCTCATCAGAATCATCATCCTCATCTATATATTCTTCTTCGGACAACGATTCGATGGTTTCACCACAAAACGGGCAAAACTCCGGATATTCTTCTGATACTAATTCTTCCATATAGATCATGTCATAGCTCGATTCACAGTTTGTACACTCTGCTGTTATTGTTTTCGTTCCCATGTTTTTCCTTTAAGCTGCTTTAGCCCAAACATCACCCCAATTACCTGATAATGCACCCTTAGCATAGTCAGTAGCACGATTCTCAAAGAAATTGGTATGTGTTGGTGCATTAATCATTTCTTCAACCCAAGGCAATGGGTTCTTCTTCACTTTAAAGATGCCTTTTAGACCAAGACTAATCAATCTACGGTCAGCAATATAACGAATGTATTGTTTAACATCAGCATTGCTTAATCCTTCCATAGGACCCATACTGAATGCTAAATCAATAAACTTATCTTCTAATTGAACCATCTTCTCAGCAATTGTATATATCTTGCCTTTGAGTTCATCGTTCCAGATTTCTTTGTTTTCTTCGATGTATGTACGGAACAATTTAATCATTGATTCAGCGTGCATTGTTTCATCAACGATAGACCATGTCACAATCTGACCCATACCCTTCATTTTCCCGTGTCGTGGAAAATTAAGCAACATGATAAAAGAACTAAAAAGCTGCATACCTTCGGTAAAAGCGGAAAAAACAGCAATGTGAGTAGCAGTACTAGAAAGGTCACCATTCTTATTAGAGATATCCAAAACATAATCGTGTTTATCTTTCATCTCCTGATAATCTAAGAATTGGTTGTATGTTGTCTCTGGTAAACCAAGTGTTTCAATCAAATGACTGTATGCGGCCACATGGAGTGCTTCTCTTGCGGCAAAGCCCATCAACATCATACGCACTTCTGGTTGTGGGAAGTATGGAAGATAATTTTTCACATAACCACCGGCCACATCAATATCACCTTGTGTAAAGAAACGGAAGATGTGTGTTAGAAATTGTTTTTCTTCATTGGTTAGTTTTTTCTTCCAATCTTTCACATCTTCAGCCATTGGAACTTCTGTGTGTAACCAATGCGACTGTTCATGTTTCAACCATGCATCATATGCCCATGGATAGTTGAAAGGTTTGAAACTGTTTCTTTCATCTGTTAATCTGCTTGTGGTTTTCTTAATCATTGATCCATTTCCTTAATTCTGGTGGTGTCTTAACTCCAACTAATCTTTTTAATACTGTGTTCTCTTCCATCATCACTAATGTTGGCACGGAACGAATTCCATACTCCATTGCAATTTCTGGATGAACATCAATATCAATTACATCAATAGGAAGATTTAACTCCATTGTTTCCAATTGTGTTGCCATTATTTTACATGGTTGACACCATGATGCTGTAAATCTTACAATCTTTTTCATTTTAATTGCACCAACTTTGTTTGGCTTCACCGTAGTATTCACGGGCAAAACCGTTTGCTATTAACATCTGTCTTAAACTCTTACCATCAAGAACAACATCACCCAACACACGCCCACCATATTTGTCCCAGTCCATCAGAATGACCTGACGCTTGGTTGATGCATTGATTTGTGCTTTAGTAAATGCGGATGCGGCCTGTCCTCTTTGATCCTCGCTTGGGCATTGCGCTCTGTGTCCCTTTTCTGGTGTATCAACACCGAACACACGAATGGATAGTTCCTGCTTTAATGGTGCAGGTAGAAATGGTGCCTGAAATGCTACAGTATCACCATCAATAACTCTGGTGATAACTGCATCATAGATTACTCCATCTTTCTGTTTACCTTGAGCAAATGCTACGATTGATATCATAGCCATTATTGTTATTATTATTTTTTTCATTTTATCCCTCGCAAGCTATACAGTCATTTCCTTGTGCTACTTGAATCATATCCAATTCTTTGATGACTTGACGTTCGATCTTCTTGGATACTTTATCAGCCTTGGCCAATTTCTCTGAACGGCAATAGTAAAGTGTTTTCACACCTTTTTTCCATGCCATGAAGTGTATTGCATGAATATACTTGATATGTGCATCTGGTCTAAAGAATAGATTCAATGATTGTGCTTGGTCAATATACACTTGACGGTCGGCAGCCAATTCAATCACCCAACGTTGGTCAATTTCCATGGATGTTTTAAACACTGCTTTTTCATTTTCATCCATCCATAATAAATGTTGTACTGAGCCATCGTTCGCAATAATGGAAGACCAAATTTCATCCGCCTCCGCTTGGTCAACCGCCTGCTCTGGATTACCTTGTTGTAAATATTTAATGATAACTTTATCCAAATATTTGTTCTTGTTTAGAAATGCGCCAGATAGCGTATCCTGACGATAAGCATTAGCACGATAAGGTTCGATACTAGGAGAAGTATTTCCCATAATGATAGACGAAGAAGCATTTGGAGCGATAGCCATAAGATGACTAAAACGTTGACCGCTGCCAACAGCATCTGGAGCTTCACCACGTTCTTGTCCCAAACTGATATTAGCTTCATCTAATCCCTTTCTAATTTGTTTGAACATTTGATTATTTGCAACTTTGGCCATCACACCTTCAAATGCGACACCTTTCCGTTGTAGATAAGCATGGAAACCCAAAGCACCGACACCAATACTGCGCTCACGCATTGCAGAGTACTTAGCCCTTCCGATTGCTGAAGGAGCATTATCAATAAAATATTGAAGCACATTGTCAAGCATTTCAGCAACATCACGGAGAAAAGTAGGATGGTCTTTCCAGTCATCGTAATACTCCAGATTCAAAGATGATAAACAACATACTGCGGTGCGTTGTTCATTGGTCGGTAAAATAATTTCGGAACATAGATTTGATTGATGCACTTTCAAACCTTTGTCTTTTAGGAACTGCGGCAACATTCTATTGCTTGTGTCAATGAAATGAATGTATGGTTCACCGGTGTGCATACGCATTTCAAGAATTTGTTGCCAAAGATGTTTGGCTGACACCACTTCTCTCGCCTCACCTGAATGTGGATCCCTTAGTTGCCAACTATCGTCCGCTTCTGGATCCAACATACACTTCTCAATAAGATTCATAAAGTCATCGGTGATATTAATACCGTGATGCAAATTTAGGCAACGAACATTTTGGTCACCCGTTGGTTTTCTCATTTCAAGGAAGGGAATAATATCAGGATGGGAAATATCAAGATAGGCAGCGTAAGACCCACGGCGAGTGCGACCTTGACGATACGCCAAGCTAGATGCATCGTAAATTTTGAGGTGTGGCATAACGCCAGTAGATTTATCATCCGCCGAGCGAATACCAAAACCAATCCCGACACCGCCGCCAAGCATAGAAAGCCAATTAGTTTCACTAAGATTATCAACTAGACCCTCTGCTGTATCTTCAATATAGTTAAGAAAGCACGAAATAGGCATCCCACGCTTAGAGCGACCAAAAGAAAGAATTGGAGTAGAATAACTGAGCCAATGATTAGAGGCGTAATCGTAAAGGCGCTGAGCATGTTCAGTATTACTTCCAAAACTTTTTGATACGAAAGCGAATCTTTGTTGTGGTGAGGTTTCATCTTCTTTCATGTACGATTCTTGTAATCGTTTCACTCCTAATTCATCAAATAGTTTATCTTTCTCTAAATCTATATTAATACCTAGATATTCCATATTTTTTTGACCTTATTACTTTCTTATAATTGCTTTAATATTAGGTGGCGTCCAACCGGCTGGTTTCAACACTTTACCATCTTCTCTTTTTTCTACTTTGCCACTAGGGCTGATTTTGGCCAAATTGCTTCTTGCTACTTCATCCCACACTTCTTGTTGTGGAATATTTAAAGAATGTTCCAATCCTTCAACGACCCATTTCAAGTCAGCACATGCATCGGCAATTTCCACTTTGTCTCGGTTGCCGTATGCTGCCATAAGTTCTTTAAATTCTTCAATGATTAAGTCAACATACAATTCTGCTTGAGGTCCAAAATCTTTTTGTTTTTGGCCACACGCAATCATAAAAGTTTCAACATCATTTTTACTGTTCATTGATATACTCCTTAATCATAGGAAAAATAGGTTCAATTGCTGATGCACAAGCTACCGCAACATCACGATGTTCTTTTTGTGTTCCCTTTTCGCTGCGGAGTTGTATATAGTGAACCCAACTACGAAGCGTTCCGTTCATATACAAACGAGAAACTGTGATGCCCTCTGGCAATACTGCTCTCGCCTGTTCTTTAGCAATACCATTTGCAATAGCCCAATCATATGCACTTTGCGATGCTTCTATAACTCTTTTTTGTTGTGTTTCCCACCAAGTCTGTAAAGCCAAGTTGTCAGTCACAATACTATTCTGCCTATTTTTAGTATCTTGTAATCTGGCTTCTTTCAATTCCCAACCAAGGTCCGCAACAGCATAACGCTGGCTGAATTCTTGGAAAGAAAAGGAACGATGCCTCAAAATCTGTCTTGCAATATCTCTAGTAGTTTCTATCTCCAGACAAATGTTCACCATTTCTAGTGGTGACCAATGTTGATTTTTGATAAGATAACGAACCAACTTTTCAGCTGTATCGCTATTATTTTGATTAGCGGGATTTGACACTCTGGCTGCATATGCAACCTGTTCCAACAAATTTTTCCCGTCTACTCCCTGTGTGTATGATATTAATTTTACATTCATAACAAAATCTCCATTTCAAGTCTTTTTCCAGTTAATAAATTCCATTTTTGCTCTCAAATTCACAAATGTATTCTTACTTATGATATCTTGTATTTCATCTGGTGAGAAACCATTCAATACCATATCATTTACATCTTTTTCTTCAATCATTTCTGGCCAGATTACCACATTGTAGTGTTCTTCAATGGCTTTGTCCATCTGCTTATGTAGTTCTTTATTTCGTGGTTCGTTGTCGTACACCAAAACTATTTTTGATTTGTCAAAGTGTTTGGCTGCAGCCATCAAATTCGAATCGGCAGTCGTGCCGAACAACTTGTGGTTGTCTTTATCTGTCTTTACGGTGATATATCTTAGTTTCGATTCACCAAGTGCTCGACCCTGAAAGGCCACCAGATTCTTTTCTTCATCATAGAAAGGAATTACCAATCTTGGGTCATCTTCCTTGAGACCTTCCTTTTCGATACCGAGTTTTTCAACAAAGCCTTTAAAGTCCTCTGCAAAATATAAGTCCGAATGAAAGGCCTCTGGAATTTTACGGGATTGAACATAAGCTTTAGCAAAATGCGCTTCTGGTAACGATTCAATGGAAGGAAGTTCCAATTTCTTTCTGAATTTCGGTGTTTCAGTTTTAAATTCATCAAAGGTTGGTTTTTCATTTTTTGTTCCCGTGTCGGCATTTTTGTACCGTTCTAAAGCATATTCTTTACAAAGAGATTCGTCTACCTTTTCCAGAAAATTATAAAAGTTGATGGATGCACCACAATTGTGGCACATATAAAAGTAATTGTTCTTTTTGGCAAAAATATAACCACGAGCTTTGGTTTTGTTTTTGGAAGAATCGCCACAGAGAGGACACCTGAAGTTATACAGGTCGGTCTTCTTCTGTGTGAATTTTTGAAGCTTTGGGGATGCCCTCAGCAGAAAGGTTCTATCAATAAAAACGGACATAACAAAAAAGTAGAAAGATTACAAAGAATCTAGATTATACGACAATCAAGAGATGAAAGCAACAATTTTTTCAAAGTGGCCGGAGAGAATGCCGGCAAACGCAACGGCGCCGGCAACCATCCAAATCATTTTTTGTCGGATTTGTTCCAGGTTACCAATCTTCTTGGCCAGTTCGGCATGTTGTTCACATGATGCATTATACATCTCATTTAGTTTATCTGTCAAGCTATCTCTGGTTTTGTCAAGGCAATCATGCATTTCCTTAACATCGCCTTTTAAATCGTCCAGCTTTTCACTAAGGTTTTCTACCTTAGTTTCAACAATACCAATTCTTTCTACAGTGGATGCCATTTATTTCTTCACAGGAACTTCTGTGCCCTCTAGTTTCTTGTGGACTTTCATTTCCTTGCAATTCTGTTTCACATTGCCTTTGGCATCTTTAACTGGCTTGCCATCTTTGTCTTTAACATCTACACATACCTTGGTCTTTTCAGCCTCAGCATAAACTGTGGTTGTCATACCAAATAACAATGCGATTGATAATACTAGTGATTTCATTTTTTATTCCTTTTTAGAAAACTTTTCCGATGCTGTAAAACCTAAGCCTGCTATCACGATGTACAT